GCAACGGATGGTGCCTGCGTGCGGGCATCTCTATGAGTGCATCGTGAATCAGCGTCTCGCGCACGACGGCAACCCGATCTTCTCCGATCAGGTGTTGTCTGCGGCGCAACGCGTCAAGGACAACGGGTGGACGTTGTCGAAAGGCAAGTCGAAACGGAAGATTGACGCGGTCATTGCGTTGGCGATGGCCGTCGATCGTGCCACGACGACGCCGGTCGACACGCCCGAACCCGGTTTCTTCGTGGTCTGACTAAACTCAATCGTCTAACCTAGGAGGCTGGGATGAGAGTGTTCGTATTGGAGTTGGTCGGGATGGCGAGTTTCATAGCGGCGGGATGGCTGGTGTCGCCGGCGTTGGGAATGGCGGTCATCGGCATCATGGCTCTCGGTACCGCGTTCGCGTTGTCTCGCACCGTCGGCAAGGATGACGGCAAGTGATCTTCGACCGTCTGCTCAACAAGCCGGAGGAAGAGCGAGCGATTTCCTATCAGTCGCTCTTCGCGTTGGGCGACGGCTACACGTTCACGACGAACTCTGGCGTCTACGTCACGCAGGAAGATTCACTCAAAATCGGCACCGTGTACGCGTGCGTGCGTCTGATTGCCGACACGATTTCAACGTTGCCGGTCGATGCTTACATTCGCCAGGAAGGCGTGCGTCTCCAGTACCGGCCGCGACCCGCGTGGCTTGACGCGCCCGACATCGGCGTCACCAAAGAAGACCACTTCCAGCAGGTCGTCGTTTCGCTGCTGTTGAACGGCAACTCGTTCACTCGCATCATCCGCGACGAGGACGGCGAAGTGCTCGCCCTGTCGGTGCTGAACCCGCAGCGCACCGACGTGCGTCGCGACAACTACGGCCGCATCTTCTACGTCTACGAAGAGTCCAGCCGCATCGAGGACGTGGACATGATTCATATCCGTGACCTGACTCTGCCGGGCGAGTTGCGCGGCAAGTCCCGCATCGACCTCGTCAAAGAGAACCTCGGTCTCGCACGCGCACTCGAAGAGTTCGCCGCCCGTTTCTTCGGCCAGGGCTCCACGACGACCGGCATCATCCAGTTCCCCGGCAACCTCTCACGCGAGCAAGCCAAGAACCTCGTGGATGCGTTCGAGGACGGCCACAAAGGACTGCGCCGTTCGCACCGTCCCGGCATCCTGTTCGGTGGTGCGACGTTTGAGAAGACGGGTGTGAACCCGAACGAGTCGCAGTTCATCGAGTCACGCCAGTTCGCGGTCGAGGAAATCGCTCGCATCTTCCGTGTCCCGCCGTCGATGATTGGTGTCACGACGCCAGGCGCGATGAGTTACGCGTCCGTAGAGGCCAACAATCTTTCCTTCTTAGTCCATTCCTTGACTCCTATTTTGGCCAAAGTGGAGTCGGAGTATTCTGTGCTACTCGCTGGTCGTGCGTTCATCCGATTCTCCTCTGCAGGACTCTTGCGCGGAGACATCCAGGCACGCAACGCCTCGTACCAGTCAGGACTCAACAACGGCTACCTGTCGGTCAACGACGTGCGCCGCTTCGAGGACATGACACCGATCGAAGGCGGCGACACCTACCGAGTCCCGCTCACCAACATCGACATCACCGCATCCAACCTCGCCGACCTTGACCGCAAATCCGTCATCGCGCAGCGTCTCATCGCCTCCGGCTTCCAACCGGCCGCCGTGATGCAAGCGTTGGAGATGCCGGAGATCGAGCACACGGGTGTGCCGACCGCGTCGCTGCAACCAGTAGCCGCCATCAACCCGATCGCGCCTGCGACTGTCTACGACGCAGGCACACGCGAACTGAACCTCAACATGCCCGAGCAAGTCATCCACGTCGCCCCGCCCGCGGTGCACGTCGACGCCCCGGTCGTCAACATCCCAGAGACCGTCGTCAACGTGAACGTGCCCGAGCAGCGGACCGTGATTCGCAGCGTCGTGCGCGGCGAGGACGGCCGCATCAGCGAAATCATCGAAAGGACTGAGGACTAATGGCGACCGGCATCTCCTCCTACCTGGCCGGGGCGTGGCTTGACGCGCTCGGCAACAACACCTCGTTCGCGGTCACGACCGTGTACGTCAAACTGCACGTCGGTGATCCCGGAGCGAACGGCACGTCAAACGCCGCGACAGAAACGACCCGCAAAGCGGCATCGTTCGCCGCGGCTTCCGCGGGCTCGCTCGCATCCGATGCCGACATCACCTGGACGAACATCGCAGGCTCGCAAGACGCCACGCACTTCACCGCATGGGACAACGTCTCGGCAGGCAACTTCCTGTTTTCGGGAACCATCACCGCCAACGCCTACACCGCCGGCGACACGTTCACGATCTCGTCGGGTTCTCTCACTGTTTCGTTGACGCTCGCATCGTAGGTTGAGCCGTGGCGTTCAGCCGCTTCACGCTCAACACGAGCCAACTCAACGACGAAACCGTCGGGCTTGACGGCCCGAACTTTCCGCTCAACGGGACAGGCGCAGCACCGCTCGGCGCATCAACCGCATCAGCAGTTGCGACCGTCACCAAGATTGCGTCGGCTTCGAGCACGCTCGGCGAACTCGTCGCCGAAGTCAGCGAAGTCACCGTCACCGTCGACGCCGAAGCCGACGCGACGCTCGGTGGTTTGTCGGCGTCGGCTACAGCCAACATCGACAATCCTGCTTCTGGCGATGCGTCGCTGGGCGGACTTGTATCAAGTGCAATCGGGTCGGTCAGCGTCGTTGCTACCGCGACAGGAAACCTCGGTTCTGTAATCGCGATCGCCACTGGTTCGGTCACGCCACTCGGCACGATGACCGCCAACCTTGGCGGACTCGATGCGACCGCCATCGGTACCGTCACCCCGCAACCGACACCTCCGCAACCACAGACGCAGGGCGGCGGCGGTGGACGCTTGCATCCCTACCGTCAGTCACGACCGAAACAACCTGCACCGCAACCCGTCGTCGAACCCGAGATCGTCGTCGTGCCGGTCAAGACGGTGCAGGCGTACTGCACGCCGATAGTCGCGAGCGTCTCCGCGACCGCTTCGGGTTCCGTCACGTTCGTCGCCGAAGACGATGACTTGCAAGTATTGTTGATGCTCTGAGGTAGAACACATGGCTCTCACAAGCGGAAGCGTCGCCGTCGGAACGGTCGCGACGCAAATCAACGGCGCGTCGAACAACCCGATGCGATTCCACATCTCGAACAACGACAACACCGACACGGTGTATCTCGGCAACAGCGACGTGACCACGACCACCGGGCTCGTGCTCGCGAAGTTGGAGCGCATCGAGTTCATCTTGAATCCGGGCGAGCGGTTGTTCGCCGTCTCCTCGAAGGCCGGTCATAACGTCACTTACATCGCGCAGACTTCCTGATGCCGTACTTCATCACCGACAAATCTCCTGATTGCGCCGGTTGGGCGACGATCAAGGAAGATGGTGAAGTTATCGGCTGCCACACGACCAAGCAGGCCGCCATCGACCAGATGGTCGCGGTGTCGATTGCCGAGGACATGGAGCCGGGCGGTGAGCGTGCCGCACCCGACGAGCTCATGGTCGGCGACTACGTCTCGTGGAACTCTGCTGGTGGTCGTGCCCGCGGCGAAATAAAAGAAATCTTCCGCTCTGGTCGCGTCCGCGTACCGGGCACCGACTTCGTGTTGAACGCAAGCGAAGACGACCCAGTCGCGCTGATTCAGATTTACCAGCAAGTCGAGGGCGGGTGGGAAGACACCGATGTCATCGTCGGTCACAAGTTCTCCACGCTCACTCGCATCGGCGAACTCGAGGAACCGGAAGACGAACCTGAGGACGAGGAAGACGACGAGGACGAGATGGAGGATCGGGCCCTGCCCGACAACTATCGTCCGGCTTCGTCGGCCGACGTGCCTGCGAACCACAACTGCGGCAACTGTGCGTTCTATAAGAACTTCTACTGCAAACGCTGGGACGCGCAAGTTTCGCCCGCCTACTACTGCAACGCGTGGGCTCCCGTGGAAGGAACTCCGAATGACAACCCAGGACAAACCGTTCAGACCGGCGACGTCAGCGACGAAGACCCGAACTATTACACCGACTACCCGAACACCTACGACCGTCAACTTTCGTTCGATGTTCCGACCTACATCCGTGACGCCGCACGCAAAGGTCTCGACTACTACGGGCAGGGCCTCGGTGGTGACGGTCTTGTGGCGCGAACTATTCGCGAAGCCCGCGACATGGCTGCGGGAAGAATCAGCGAGGATAAAGTCATTCGTGCGAACGCTTGGGGAGCAAGACACCTGGTAGACCTCGAGGCTCCGCAGAACAGCGACGCCGACAACGACCAGTTCCCCGGTGCGGGTGCGGTCGCGTTCTACCTGTGGGGCATTGACCCGCTCGATCCGGGTCCGGCGATGAACTGGTTCGAGCGTCAGGCTGAACGCGTCCGCGAAGAGGAAGGCCGCCTCGGCTACCTCGTCACCTTGGCTCGCTTGTCAAAGTTGTTCGTGGACAAGTAATCTCCAGTTCCGACTAGCATTGTCGTTCATGACCGAGAAGATCGAGACCCGCCGACTCACCGTCAACGACTTCGAGTTGCGCGAAGGTCCAGCCGGCGACGGCATGTCGTTCAGCGGCTATGCGGCGGTCTTCAACTCGGACTCCGAACCGTTGCCGTTCACCGAGAGAATCCTGCCCGGTGCGTTCAGCAAATCGTTGCGCTCACGCAACAACGTGCGAATGTACCTGAACCATGATTCGACGATGCTTCTCGCGACGACTCGCGCCAAGACGCTGCGACTGATGGAAGACGAGCGCGGTCTCAAGGTCGAAGCCGACTTGCCTGACACGACGGTCGGTCGCGATTTGTCGACGCTCATCAAGCGCGGCGACGTCGACTCGATGTCGTTCGGATTCTCGGTTCCTGCCCGCGGCGACAAATGGTCCGACGACGGCATGGTGCGCGAACTCAAAGAAGTCAAGCTCTACGAAGTCTCCGTCGTCACCGGCTTCCCCGCCTACGCCGCGACCTCGGCGAGCGTCCGCAGCCTGGACAAACTGGCCGAGCGCACCTCGTCGGATGCGGACAAACTGGCCGAAGCAATCACGATTCTTGAGGCCGGGTCGGAACTATCCGACGAGCAGGCTTCGCTCCTGGTCGATGTGGTCGGCAAGTTGCGTAAGCAACCCGATCAGGTGCCTGCTTCGATTCTTGCGAAGCAACTTGAACTTCAGCGCATCACCCTCTAAACTCGTTCGCACACGTTGATGTGCGGAGCCGCTGCGACGATGCCAGTTGAGGAGCCTCGCTGGGCGTAATAAAAAATCCCTGCGTGTCCAACAACTACGTCCTGAAAGGACACTGACATCATGAAGGAATACATTGAGCGTCAGGTCGAGCAGCGTCAGCGTGCTTGGGAAGCGGCCAAGGCCCTTCTCGACAAGGCTGCCGCCGAGAAGCGCGACCTCACCGCAGAAGAAGAGCAGAGCTACCAGCGCATCAACGCTGACCTCAACGAGCGTGCCGCTCGCATCGAAGCCTTGAAGGCTGATGCCGAGCGCGAGGCCAAGATCGAAGCGGCAACCCGCGAGATCGCCGGCCAGGTTCGTCCGGCAGCGAAGGCCGCATCCACCGACGCAGAAGTCCTGCGCTCGATGGCCAAAGGCGAGACGCGCAGCTTCACCTTCGAGACCCGCGACGTCGTCAAGACGTCGACCGGTTCACCTGTTCCGACCTCGTTCTTCGACCAGGTCATCGCGCAGGCTCGTCTCGTTGGCCCGATGCTCGATACCTCCACCGTGCTCCGCACGGCTGGCGGCGAGAACCTCCAGATTCCGTCGCAGGCCGGTTGGTCGACGGCGGCAATCGTCGGCGAAGGCACCGCGATCGCGGAGTCCGATCCCACGTTCAACAGCTTCATCACCTTGAGCGCGTACAAGTACTCGTTCCTGGTGCAGTTGTCGCGTGAACTGATCGAGGACTCGGGCGTGGACATCCTCGCCTTCCTCGCCACCCAGACCGGCAACGAACTCGGCTTCCGCGTGAACGCCGGGCTCACCACCGGCACGGGCACCAACCAACCCGCAGGCGTCGTGACGCAGAGCTCGCTCGGCATCACCGGCGGCACGGGTGTCACCGGTGCCTTCACGGCGGACAACCTCATCAACCTGGCGTACAGCATCAACGGCGCAGCGCGTCGTCTGCCTGGCGTCGGCTGGATGATGAACACCAAGTCACTGGGTGCGGTTCGCACCTTGAAGGACAGCGCGGGCTACTACGTCTTCTCGCCGGCTCTTGCCGACGGGAACGACCGCGTGCTGAACTTCCCGGTGTACGAGAACCCGGCGATGGCGGACGCAGGTCTGTCGGCTAAGTCGGTCCTCTTCGGACACCTCCCCAGCTACTACGTCCGCATGGCGGGCGGTCTGCGTCTCGACCGGAGCGACGACTACGCGTTCAACGCGGACCTCGTCACCTTCCGTGCGACGATGCGCGTCGACGGCAACCTGCCGCAGACGAGCCACATCAAGCACTTCATCGGCAACGCCGCCTAGTCGGCAACCGCTGAGGTGCCTTGACGGGCACACAGATGTCGAAGCGGGTCGGGACGAAACACGCAGGGTCGTCCCGGCCCGCCTAGACTTTTTACACATACCTGCGACAGGAGGACTGCGTGAATGAAGGTCATCATCAAGGGCGTGCCGGTGGAACTGCCGGAGCCGACGGCGATCCTGCTCTTGCAGCGGGGCGCGGCGCACTTGCCAGAGGAGTCAGTCGTCGATCCGCGGACGCAGTCCGAGCCCTCTGGTTCTCGAACGCCCCGTGGGCGGGAACGGGCTACGGTCAGCAAACCGAGCAAGCGGTCAAGCGGCTCGTCAAAGAAGGGCACGAAGTCGCGATCCACGCAATCTACGGGCTCGAAGGCTCGACGTCGACGTGGAACGGAATCAAGATCTACCCGCGGGGACTGAACCCGTACTCTGACGACATCATCGTCGCCCACTGGATGGAGTGGACTCAAGCGACGAAACTGCCGAAACTTTTGATGACGCTCTTTGACGTGTGGGTGTTGAAGGCCCCGAATCTGGAGAAGGTTCCGAACATCGCTTCATGGGTGCCGGTGGACCATTCGCCGTGCCCGCCCGACGTGGCGGCGTGGTGTGCGAGGCCGAACGTGATGCCGATTGCGATGAGCAAGTTCGGACAGAAGATGCTCGAGCAGCAGAACATCCGCAGCCTCTACGTTCCGCACGGCATCGAATCGGTGTTCAAGCCGACACCAGTCGTCAAGGACCCGACGGGCAAGTCAATCACCGGGCGGGACATCATGGGGTTCGAGGCCGCCAAGTTCGTAGTCATGATGACGGCCGCCAACAAAGGAGCCCACCCGCCGCGCAAGGCGTTCGCCGAAAGTTTCATGGCGTTCGGCATCTTCGCCCAACGGCACCCCGACGCGGTGCTCTACATGCACTCCGAGGAGAGCGGGGCCATGGGAGGCATCGACCTCAAGACCCTCGCCCAGGCGTGCGGTATTGCGCCAGAACGCGTCAAATACACCGACCCGTACCTTTACCGCCAAGGCATACCCCAGCACGCAATGGCGGCCCTCTACAGCGCGTCTGACGTGCTCCTGGCAGCCAGCATGGGCGAAGGGTTCGGCATCCCCGTCGTCGAAGCCCAAGCCTGCGGCACCCCGGTCATCGTCTCCAACTTCACCGCCCAGCCCGAACTCTGCGGAGACGGCTGGGTCGTGGACGGGCAACCGTTCTGGGATCCGGCCCAGAAGTCGTGGTTCTTGACTCCGTCGGTCCCAGCGATGGTCAATGCGCTCGAGGAGGCGTACCAGCGTCGCGGACAGAAATCCACCAAGGGCGTTGAGTTCGCCAAGCAGTATGAAGCAGACTTCGTGTTCGAGACGCATTGGAAGCCGGTCATGAAAGAACTCGCCGCATGGTGCCGATCGTCCCAAGCCTGATCGTGCCGGTGCTCACCGAGCACTTCCGTGTCGACCAGATGATGACGTCGTTCGTCGGCCGGGTGCGCGACATGGTCATCATCGACAACGGTCCGTGCGATTGGACGCCGCGTGAGGATTGGGCGGAGCGGGTATGGCATCTGCGGATGCCCGCGAATCAGGGCGTGGCGGGTTCGTGGAATCTTGGTATCAAAGCGACACCAAAGTCTCTCGGTTGGATGGTGGTCAATCACGACATCACGTTCGGGGAGAACGGCGTCGCCGACTTCTTCGCGTCGTGCTCGCCGTCGAATCTGGTGCTCGGTGGCAAGCCGCCGTGGTCGTGCTTCTGGCTCGGCTCGGAGGTCGTGAAGAAAGTCGGCTTGTTCCACGAAGGGTTCCACCCGGCTTACTTCGAGGACAACGACTACGAGATTCGAGTGCAACGCAAAGGCTGCGACATCGTCCGCTCCACCGTCGCGATCTACCACCGCAACTCCAGCACGCTCGCCTCCAGCGACCGATTCAAGCAACTGAACTCGATCACGTTCGCCGCGAACCATGAGCTCTTCCAGCAACGGATGAACGTCGACCATGACCTCGACTGGGACCTGCAACGCAGACTGGATTTAGGGTGGGACTGATGGGCCAGTACCACAAATACACGACACCACCCGGAGACTTCGAGGCGGTCTACTCGAACGAAGACGGGGAACAATACGACGCATGGTTCCAATCCGACCAGCGGCACTTCTCCACACGGCTCGTGCACCTGCTGCTCAGCACGCATCTGTTCCCGAGCATCCTCGACATCGGCTGCGGCAAAGGTGCGATGACGCACCTCTGGGCGATACCGGGTCGCAAGGTCGTCGCCTACGACATCGCCAAGTCTGCAATCGACAAAGCAAAGGCGTTCTACCCTGACGTCGACTTCCGCCAGGGCGACGTGCTCGAGGCCGCAACCTCGGGCGACTACGACCTGATCGTCTGCAGCCAAGTGCTGGTCTTGCAGAAAAACTGGCGCGACCTGCTGGAGATTTGCGCGAAGAACGGGAAGTGGATTCTGGTCAACGAGTGGATTCCGCAACCGACCCACTGGTACGTCCCAAGCATCGAAGAACTCGAAGCCGAGATACGCAAGCACTTCCACGTCGAAACAAAGGTCGTGCTCAACGACCTGCGACTGATCCTGTTGGCGAAGAGCAATGCGCGTATTTGACCTGATTCTCTACAACCAAGAAGCGGACATGCTCGATGTCCGCATCTCGCATCTCGAGGACGTGGTCGACAAGTTCATCGTCCTCGAAGGCACCAAGACGTTCATGGGCAAGCCGAAGAAGACCGGGTTGCAACCCCGGCATTACGAGCATCCGAAAGTCGACTATCACCCGTTCATCTATGACGGGGAGACTGGGTGGGCTGCGGAGTGGGCACAACGCAACCGACTGTTCGTTCTGGCCGCCCGGTATGACCCGGCGGATGAGGACATCGTGACGGTGTGCGACTGCGACGAAATCTGGAACCCTCGCGACATTGAGGCGTTGCAGTTCGGCTGGTATGCGTGGGTGATGAAGCGGACGGTGATGTCGGTGTATTGGCGTCTGTCGGACGAGTACACGGCAGTCGGCGGTCCGTGGGGCAAGCGGCCGGGCACGGCGCAGCAGATTCGCTCGAACCGCTACGGGTTGCCGACGTTGCGTTCGGGTTGGCATCTGTCGTGGATGGGCGGCCCTGAATGGGCGGCGAACAAAATGCGCGAGTTCTGCCACCAGGAGCTGATGGTCGAAGACCCCGAGGCGTTTATGGAAGAGAACTATCGCATCGGCCGCTCGATTCGTGGCGAGCCTCTGGTGGAGTGCGACATGGATCGCGACATGCCTGAGTGGGTGCAAGAGGGAAGGGCTCCGCAGTCGTGGTATCGACGTCGCCGGTAGCAATCATCTCGCCGTTCGACCGCGGCTATTGGGAACGGTTCGGTTCTCGTTTCGTCGACAGCGTCGAGGCGTTGACCGTGAAGCCGCAGGAGGTCATCGTGGTGACGAACGCGGACGTGAAGGTGCCGGGCTGGTGGACGGTGGTGCAGTATTGGGATTCGCGGGTGTGGCCGTGCGCGAACATCGCGGTGCGTCGAGCGGAGTCGGAGTGGGCGACGCATCTGCCGGTCGACGACACGATGGACCCGAACTTCTTTGACGGGCTCGTGCTCGACGGTGATGCGGTAAACGTGGCGGGGCGGTGGGAAGGTGGCTTGTGCTACGGAACGCCCGATCAGTATGAGCGACTGTTGGACCTCGGGCACAACGGGATGCCTGGTCTGGCGGTCATCAGGACGGCGGTGTGGCGCAAGATTCCGTATCGCACGCACAAGTACGTCGATTGGGTTCACTGGTGCGAGCTGCGAGCCAACGGCTATCGGGCGACGTTCGACAAGATGATTCGCTGGACGTGGCAACGTCACGACGATGCGATGACTGCCAAGCCAGACCCGCAGGCAGAACATGAAGTGCGCTGGTTCGCCGAGCAGTTGAAGACGGGTCGAGTCATACCGGGTGAAGAATGGCCTCCCGTCCTTCGAGACTGACCGACCTCCGCAACCTGCACCGCGGCGAAACCATCTGGGTCGTCGGTTCGGGACCGTCGCTGGAGACCACGGCACCCGAGTTCTACGACGAGAAGACTGTCGTCTCGATCAACATGTCGGCGTTCTATTACGGCATCAAGAACTTCCTCATCGCCAGCAACTACTCCAGGCACAACCAAGTCATGCAAGACATGTGCGACCAGCATCCTGAGTTCCTGATGGTCACACCGGACAACGACCTGACGCAACCAGACAACGGGCCGACGCATCCGACGCTGGATAACAACCTGACGTTCCGAGCGAAGCGACCCGCATGGGACCCGGAGCACCATTGGCCCGACGACCCTGACGTGCTGGTGTGCGGCGGGAACTCGTCGGCGATCGCGATGCATCTCGCTGCGTACATGGGTTGCGCGGAGATGCGTCTCGTCGGAGTCGACATGGGGCAGGTCGGCGGCAAGGATGCGTACACCGGGTACGTCAACTACGGTGTGCCGCCGTCATACGACGGGGCGCGACGACAACTGTCGATCGTCGCCAAGCGTTTGCGTGCGGATTACGGTTGCGAGATACTGCGCCTCGTCGGTTCCGAATGGGAACGAGTTGAGTAGGATTGACCCGTCATGGCCACCAACGGATACGCGAGCGTCGCAGAGGTCAAGGCCGCGATGCGTATCGGCACGGCCGACACCGCAGACGACGTCCTGATTGACAACTGCATCGGGGCCGCATCGCGCCTCATCGACGGCTACTGCAACCGCCAGTTCTGGGCGGCATCCACCGCAAGCAGCCGAATCTTCCAAGCCAACAACGAATACGTCTGCGACGTCGACGACTTCTACACCACCGACAGCTTCGTGCTTATGACCTCCTCGTTCGCCGACGGAGTGTTTGACACCACCTGGACCACGAGCGACTACCAACTCGAACCGTTGAACGGCGTGCTCGACGGACTCACCTGGTCTTACTGCAAGATTCGTGCGGTCGGCGACTACCTTTTTCCGAGCGTCAACGCGAACTTCGGCGAACAAGCCCTCGTGCAAGTGACCGCCAAATGGGGTTGGGCATCCACACCAGAACCCATCAAGCAAGCGTGCATCATCCAGTCGTCGCGCATCTTCAAGCGTTACGACTCGCCGCTCGGCGTCGCCGGCTTCGGCGACCTCGGCGCAATCCGCGTCTCTCGGTTCCTCGACCCTGACATGGCTCAGCTCGTCGAGCCATACCGACGCATGCGGATGTTTGCATGACCGCAACAGTAAATCAAATCAAAGACGGCCTAAAAACCGCCCTGTCGACCATACCGGGGATGCGCGTCTACGACTACCAACCAGACCAAGTCAACCCGCCTTTTTGTTTTCCAATACTGGAAGAAGTCACCTATCACGGAGCGATGGGTGCCGGAAACATCGTCCATCAATTCACGGTACAAGTTGTCGTATCTCGCCAATCAGAACGGGCCGCCCAAGACAAACTTGACGGCTACCTTTCCTATTCAGGGACTCAATCGGTGAGATCCGCAATCGAAGCAGACAGAACCCTCGGCGGAATAGTGCAGGATCTCATCTGCACGTCAGCCAGAAACATTCTGAATTTTGACGCAAACGACACCACATACCTCAGCGTTGATTTTCAAGTCACCGTGTACGCTTAGAACATGGCGAAATACCTGGTCTCCGGCCCATTTCCCGTGACTGGCGTTCAGCCGGGCGGGCATGTGGACGGGAGCGGGATTGACAATGTAGAGTTGTTGATTGCAGCAGGCGTTCTCTCGCCGGTGGCAGAAGAAGTCAAGAAACCCTCGAAGGCCGATAAGGCAGGAGACAAATAGTCATGGCAAAGCTGGTCCTCAAAGACGCGAACATCGTGTTCAACGGCACCGACATCTCGGCGAACGTGGCGAGCGTGTCGCTCTCGACGACCGCTGCTGAAGTTGCGACGACCGCGTTCGGTTCGTCGGCAATCACCCGCGTGTCGGGTCTCATTGACAACTCGGTGACGTTCTCGATTCACAACGACTACAACGCGATTGACGGCATCTTCTTCCCGCTCGTCGGCTCGACCGCAGTCACCTGCGTCATCAAGCCGAACGGCACCGCTGCGCCGTCGCCGACGAACCCGTCGTACACTTTCTCGGTGCTCGTCACCGAGTGGACGCCGGTCAACGGCGCGGTCGGCGAACTCGCCACCGCCGACGTCACCTTCCCGATTTCGGGCGCGATCACCAAGGGCACTGCCTGATTCAATCAACTTCACCCTGCGGAGGTAACAAATGAAACTGCCCATGACCGTCGTCTACGACGGAGGCACACGCAAGCTCGTGGTCGCTCAGTTTGCCGACTTCATCGCGTTCGAGAACGCGCACAACAAATCCGTCGCAAAAATGGACACCGAACTCCGCCTGTCCGATCTTGCGTGGATTGCCTGGCACGCAGAGAAACGAAACAAACAAACCGCACTCGGATTCGACGAATGGAATCTGACCGTCTCAGAACTGGAGCTCGGTGGCGAAGACGCCCGGATCGTCCCTTTGGAGAGCAATCAGCCCACTGGCTGATCGCGTATTTGTCCTGCGAAACGGGCATAGCCCCGTCACAACTGCTCCAAGAATCACCGCGGATGTTGTTCACCATGCAGGCATACCTAAGATGGAAAATGGTGAAAATGAACCCGACACCGTACCGAGAATGACGTGGCTCTAGTTTCGGCCTTTCGTGTCAGCGAACGCCTTCCCGGCGGAGCACGCAACGAAAAAGCAATCGGCGCGGCCATTTCAATCGAAGGACTGACCGACATCCTCAACGACCTGCAACGCATTGAACCGAATTTCAACAAGGAGATGCGAAAAGCCGGTCAAGCGGTGGCGCAACTCCTAGTCAACGAAGCAATCAAAGAAGCCGCCTCGATCACCAGGGCACGTCAAGCCCTAGAAGTTATGAAGGGCATGCGGGCACAACGCGACCGTTTGCCGACTATCAAACTTGCACACAATTCGGGTTTTGTGTCCAAAAGTCGCCCGAATCGCAACCGCAAGACGAAAGTGACTCGTGGGGACGTCTTCTTCGGTGCAGAATTCGGTGGTGGTGCTCGCAAGGAAACCAGCCAGTTTCTTCGGCATCGTGGTAGGTCGGGATACTTCTTCTGGCCGACGGTCAGAAAAGAAAAGAAAAACATCGCAACCGAATACCTCATGGCCATCAGAAACGTCATGAAACAAGAGCTTTTCAAATAACCGTGTCACACCCGCCGATACGGTAGCCTGACAACCAAGGAGGCCCGCCCTGTTCTCCGCAGTCAAATTCCACAACCTGCAAGCCCGATGGCCGAAAACCATCACACACGACTGGATGCAGTTCGTCGACCTCTTGCACCACCACAAAGAACGGCAACAAAAACAAGACGGCGACCTGTACTCGCCCGTCACCTACGGCCACCGCAAACCCCGCGGAAACGCCAACGTCACCCACATCCACGCCTTCGTCGCCGACCTCGACGGACAAGGATTCGACCAGGCGAACCTTGACCGTTTCGAATACTGCGCGTACACCACATGGTCCCATCGTGACGATGATCCCCACTGGCACGTCGTCATCCCGTTCAGCGAACCAGTGCCCGCCGAATGGTGGCACATCGTCTGGCAGGAAACCGTCGCCCGTCTGCGTCTGCCAGTCGACCAAGCTTGCAAAGACCCGGCACGCATGTTCTACCTCCCACAACACGCGGCTGGGTCGCCGTTCGAAGTGCGGTATCACGGCGGCCGATTCGTCGACCCGACAATCAACGACATCACCCAACCAGCGCGAATCTTCAAAGCACCCGTCGAGCGAACCGGCGTCACCAAACCACGGGAAGCGTTCGAATGGATGCGAGAAGACTTCTGGACGCGACCCAAAAACATGTCGCGCTACGAAGGCATGACCAAACGAGAAGCACTGCTGCTCATCTACGACGATCTGGGTCGGCTGGAAAAGGCGGTGCGCGACTCGGAGTAGAATCGCCGTGTCATGGCTGGCGAGCGCACATTTCTAGTCCGAATTTTGGGCGACTCCGACGACGCAATAGCCTCGTTCAAAAAACTACAAAAACAAGGCAGAATCCTCCAAGACGAGTTCTCGGACAAACTCTTCGGAGGGCTGCGAGCCGGATTTGACGCGTTCGCCAAAATCGCCGCCGTCGGAGCGGCAGCCGTCGGAACCTTCTCTGCCGCCGCGTTCGTCGCAATCCAACGAGCCAGCGACCTCAACGAAACCATCTCCAAGAGCAACCAAATCTTCGGCGCGTCCTCGCAAGAAGTGCAGACCTTCGCCAACAACGCGGCAACCGCACTAGGACAAACCAAACAACAAGCCATCGACGCCGCGGCGACCTTCGGCATCTTCGGTAAATCGGCAGGACTTTCAGGAACCGCATTGGCGGAGTTCTCGACCAAGTTCGTCACACTGGCATCCGACCTCGCCTCGTTCAACAACACCCGACCCGAGGAGGCAATTCAAGCCATCGGTGCCGCGCTTCGCGGCGAATCCGAACCAATCCGCAGGTTCGGAGTCCTCCTGAACGACGCGGCCCTCAAATCAATCGCCCTCGAAATGGGCATCTACAGCGGCAACGGTGCACTCACCGCCCAACAAAAAGTGCTCGCCGCAACCGAAGCCATTTTCAGGCAAACGACCGACGCACAAGGCGACTTCGCCAGAACGTCCGACGGTTTGGCCAACCAGCAACGAATCCTCAAGGCACAACTTGAAAACATCTCGACCACTCTCGGCCAACTGCTGCTTCCGTACTTCCTGCGGTTCGTCTCGATCATCAACGAGCGCGTCCTACCAGCCATACAAGTCTTTGCGGACCAACTCGGTGAAAAAGGCTTCAAACAGGCGTCAATCATCGCCATCGCCTCGCTCGGCGAATTCGGAGTCAAAGCAATCGACACCTTCGAGAAAGTCACGCTGGCAATCCTCGAAACAATCGGTTCCGCAATCAACCTCGTCCAGAACATCGGGTTGGTCGCCGCAGCAATCTCTGCTCTCACCGGCAACGTCATGGCGTTCGCCAAATCCTCGGCAGTCGTCATCGCATTGGATGTCGCAGAAGAAAATCTTGCCAAAACCACGGCCGGTCTACCAGGCAAATTTGACGCGTTGCGTCGAGCCGTTTTGGCGACCGACACCGCCTTCCTCAAAGTCTCGGGGTCAGCTCTAGTCACGACGGACCGCCTCAGCCGCCTCGAAGCGAGCCTCATCAAAGGTTCGGCATCCGGAACCGATTTCACCAGCGTCACCAATTCCGCAGGGAAGGCGACAAAAACTGCCGCCGAAAAACTGAAGGAATACAGGGAGCAGCTTGACAAGACGGCCGCCTCCGAGCGTTCAGTCACCAACGCTCAACGCAATCGTCTACAGGCTCAAAAGTCTTTGGATCAGGCGAACACTGATTTGTTGGCGGCTCAAGAGGCGTTCAATCGTGCGGTCACGGGATACGGGTCCGATTCCGCAGAGGCCAAGGATGCCGAGCGGGCTTTGGCTAAGGCTCAGCGCGATCGTGAACGTGCCGGCTATGCGGTCGAAGAATCGGTGTTCGCGGTCGCTGACGCCGAAAAAGAATTGGCGGAGGCCCGCAAAGACCCCGAAAGCACACCGCAACGCATCCGCGAACTTGAGATTCGTTTGGCTGAAGCAAAACTGCGTGTCGCTGATGCGACCGATTCGCAACTGGAATCCACCACACGCTTGTCCGACGCACAGGCAAAACTGAACGAAATCGTCAAAGGCGCAATCCCGGGCTCCGCGACCTACGACGCTTTGTTGAAGAGCGTCAACGCCGCGAAAGAAAAACAAGAAGAGGCAACCTTCAGGCTCAACGAGGCCATCTACAACGAAGAGAAAGCAATCAAAGACCTTGCCCAGGCGTATCGCGATTTGAAGGCCGCCGCGGCTGATGCAGGCAAACAATTCAACATTCCGCCGCTACCCGGTGTGCCGACGCCAACACCGACGGGTACCGCTGGCGGCGGTGCGACTGCAACCGGTGGGGCTTCGGTCGTGGTGAATGTGACGGCGGGTATCGGCGGGAACGCGTATCAGGTCGGGAAGGAAATCATCGAGGTGTTGGATCAGTACACGTCGGTGGCGGGGCCGCTTGACACGTTGATGCGCGTGGCCTGACATGGCGAAGGTGATGCCGTGGGGTGAGACCCTGAAGGTTCTGCTCGACGCAGGATTCATCCAAGACGCGTTCACACTCGACTCGTCCACGCTTGACGGAACCGACGTACTTGACGGCTCCACCGACTTCGTCGACGTCACCGAATACGTCCTCTCCGTCGGCATCACCCGCGGACGCACCGACCAACTCCGATCCAACTTCCAGCCCGGCGTCTGCCAAATCGTCCTCGACGACCGAGCATCAGGCCGCTCCTTCGACCCAGCCAACACCGCCTCCCCGTACTACCAAGGCGACCTCGGCATCGCGCCACGCCGTTTCATGCAGGTCTACGCCGGTACCGCCGGAACCGAACCGCTCTTCGTCGGCCGCGTCCAAGACCTCGACATCGAATACGCCCAACCCGACCTCAGCCTCTGCACCATCATCGGCGTCGACGACATGTCCAGCTTCGCCAAGACCACTCTGCTCGCGTTCAACCCGCCACAAGAACTCACCTCCGCCCGCGTCAACCGCATCCTCGACCGACCAGAAGTCGCCTATTCCACCGCCACCCGCAACATTTCCACCGGCGTCGCAACCCTCGGCACCTTCGCCTACGCCGACGGCGACAGCGTCGCCGCCGCGTTGACCGAAGTCGCCGAATCCGAGGACGGCCGATTCTTCATCGCCAAAAACGGCAACGCGACCTTCCAGCCGCGCATCGACTTCACCTTCTCCACCGCGATCGCCACCTTCTCCGACGGCGGCACCGCCATCCCGTACCAATCGCTCGACGTGCTCTACGGTGCCGAGACACTCTTCAACTCCGTGACCGTCACGACGAAAGGCAACGCCGTTGGCACTGCCACCGACGCAACCTCGATCAGCGAATACGGTGTCACCAACTACAGCCTCAACAGTCTGCCGCTCGCCGACGCCACCGAGGCCGCGACGCTCGCCCAGAACTTCGTCGACAAATACAAAGATCCCGTCTCGCGCTTCGTGGAAATCGGGCTCGTCATGAACGGGCTGACGCCGGCACAAATCCAAGCCATCGACGCCTTCGAGATTGGCGACGTCATCGAAGTCGGCAAGACCTTCTCCACCGGGTCGCCCGCCTCTATCACCCAAGACGTGTTCATCGAACGCATCGCCCACCAAATCACACCCGGTCTGCACCAAGTCACCCTCGGCCTCGGCCAAGCACAGCTCCTCACCGCCTTCATTCTCGACACGTCGCAACTTGACGACGTCGAGGTTGGGCTAGGATAAGCACCCGTATGGCGAAGCAAAGCTTTTCGGTCGGGCAGACGCTGACCAGTGCCCAGATGACCACCCTGCAAGCAAACGATTTCAACTGGTCGGTCTCCACGCAGACTGCGAACTACACGCTTGTCGCCGCTGATAAGGGCACGCGTGAAGTGATGAACATGGCTTCGGCCGGAACCGTCACTGTTCCGAACGCGACGTTTGATGCGGGTGACATCGTGTGGGTGCACTCGATCGGCTCGGGCACGATCACGTTGGCAGCAGGAACCGGAATGACGTTGAACTCTTCGGCTGGTTCTTCACCGACATTGGCGCAATGGGAGGGCGGAGTCGTTTATTTCACCAGCGCGTCAAGCTCCATCTTTTTTCGCGGTGGCGGGACAGGCTACGGTGTAGCCACAGGCGGTTCATCGAGCACCATTACGGTCGGTGGACAGACGTACACGCTGCTGACGTTCACATCGTCAGGCACACTGACCGTCACCAAAGCCGGCATCTTTGACATTCTTGTGGTCGCTGGCGGCGGTGCCGGCGGCGGCGGTTTGACTGGCGGCACAACAATCGCAGGTGGTGGTGGCGGAGCTGGTGGTTATCAACTCGGCACAATCACATTGAGTGCGAACGCGACAGTGTTGATCGGTGCGGGCGGCGCAGGCGGATACCTGGGCACTGGCGGCAACATCGGAAATCCCAGCGGCGTGTTCGCCTCCGGTGCATCAGTCGTTACGATTGGCGGCGGTCGCGGCTACCACCGAAACGACAACGGAGAAAACGACATGGCCAACGACGGTGGATCGGGAGGCGGCGGTGGCTCAGGTTCTGTCAACACTGCCGGGAACTCGTTCGTCTCAGGGATTATCGGTAACAACGGTGGCGCAGGCGGTAACACGTTCGGCAACGGCAGCGGCGGCGGTGGCGGTGGCAGCGCGGTAGGTGGCGCAGGTTCAGGCGCAAACGGCGGCAACGGTGGCGCAGGATACGACGCTTCTGCTTGGCGAGGCGAAGCAGCCGCAACGACTCAATACGCAGGCGGCGGCGGCGGCGGTTCAGTCACTGGCACGGCCGGTACTGGCGGCGTCGGTGGCGGTGGAGCAGGATCTGCCACAGGAAATGGCACGGCAGGAACGGCCAACACTGGAGGCGGCGGCGGCGGCGGCGATGACTCAGGCGGCGGCGGAAACGGTGGCTCAGGTATCGTGCTCGTCAGGTTCAGGATTTAGTCATGGCACATTTCGCACAAATCATTGACGGCAAAGTGCAACAGGTCATCGTCGTAAGCAACGACGACGCACCGACCGAAGCCGCAGGAAAAACGTTCATCGCGTCACTTGGCCTGAACGGCGAATGGGTGCAAACGAGTTACAACAACAACCCCATCGAAGGCAAAGATCGCGGCAAGTACGCAGGCATCGGCGATACATGGGATGGTTCGCAGTTCAGTTCGCCCGTGAGCGGTGAAGACGCGTAACGGCCTTCGCTGGCTGATTCTCATCCCCGCCATCTTCGGTGCAGCGTCTCAGGCACGAGCCGAGTCCTACGAGCTTGAGTGTCGTGAGGTGGAGGTCGAGTGGAGCGGCGACCCGGTGTATTGGTGCAAGCGTGATTGGAATCCGCCAGGCTCTAGGATTCCTGAGGAACAACGAACGACGTTGAACGCCGTGGTCCTGCTGACGGTGGTGGCACCTTTGAGCAGGCAGAGACGATGAAGTGGCGCGAATACATTCTGGAGAACTCGTGGACATGGGGCGGCACCGCGTTGGTGTTGCTGACGTTGACCGGATCGACGTTGTACCAGGCAACGCTGGTCACGGCCATCGTCGTCACATTACACTTGTGGCTGACCATACGAGGAGAGAACGATGAGCCAGACTGACGTGAACATCAAATCGAACGCGACCATCGCCAAAGCCCTCGACCTCGGCCAACGGTTGTTCTCCCTCTTCCTCGCCAACGCCCTCCCGGCGATCGCCGGCGGTGCCGTCATCGGCGTCAGCGTCGCGAAAGCGGCGATGCTCTCAGGCATCATGGCGTGCGTCCAAGTCATCCAGAAGCTCGCGGCCGCGTCCGTCGACGGTGACTTGACGGCGGAGGAAATCAAAGAGGCGTTCGGCAACGGCAAACCAGCCAAGAAGAAGTAGCACCGTGACGCGTCCGTACACGGGAACCAAGGACGGTGCGGCCGCCGGCAAACGAGCAGGACTCGAAGAGTTCGTCCGACAGATGAACGCTTGGTCCGACGGGGCTCTCTGGAACAACGGCACCTGGGTCGTGCGAAACATGCGCGGCAAAGAATCGCTCTCCGTGCACGCCACCGGGCGAGCAGTCGACCTCTCGTACCGCAAGCTCGGCGACAAAGGGAAACCGAACGGGCGTCAGCACGCCGAACGAGCGATGGAGTTCCTCGTCGCGAACTGGCGGTTCCTGCACATCGAGTGCATCTTGGATTACTTCCCGCAACCGCACGGCCGAGGCTGGCGATGCGACCGCGCCGCCTGGCAGAACTACGCGAGCAAGGCGATCACGGGTGCGCCGGGCGGGGACTGGGTTCACGTCGAAATCGGACCGAAGTTCGCCGACGACGCAGCCACCTACAAGGCCCGCTTCGAGCAGTTGAGGACGGGGCAAGCCCCGGCGGAGGGCTGATGGACGCCGGTATCGCAGCAGTCCTCGGCGCGGTCATCGCGTCGGTCGGCGGAATCATCGTCGCGGTCATCCAGCAGTTCCGCCAAGAGAACCGCAAAGACCACGGGACCGTGATGGAAGCCCTCGACCGGGTATCCAACACGGTCGAGAGAGTCGAAGGTAAGGTGGATTCGCACATCAACTGGCACGCCACAGGAGGCACAAGTGGGAGAACTATTAGACGCAATCAAGGCCGAAGCATCAAAGCGGCCAAAAAGTAATCGGCTAGACGACAGCCTCCGGGAGCACCTCGGAGAGCCGGGTTGGAAAGACCTGGTCAAAGCCTGCGAAGACCCGGCGATCAGCACGTCGGCGATTCATCGCGTCATCAAAGCCAAAGGGTTCATGTGTTCCTATTCGGCCATCTCACGCATCCGCTCGACCATCGCACCGTCATGACCAGCGACTATGAGCAAGCCCAACAAATCGAGGACCTCCAGAAGCTCCTCCGAAAGACGCAGGCCGAAGCCGCCCGAAACAAGCGACGAACCGACGACATCGTCGAAGCCGTCTATCAGGCCGCCTCTGCGGCGGCTAAGGCATCTGGGCGAGGATTCGCTGTCAAGCAACCTCGCCTGGACAAGCGACGCAAAGGCCACGAGGTCGCGTTGGTCCACACCACCGACTGGCAACTAGGCAAGAAGACCTCCTCGTACAACATCGCCGTCGCCGATCGACGCCTCGCCGAGTTCACCGACAAGGTCATCCGGTTGACGGAAATCCAGCGAGCCGACCACCCAGTCGACGAGTGCGTGCTCATGCTCGGTGGTGACATGGTCGAGGGCGGCGGCAACGTCTTCCCTAGCCAAGTCTGGGAGATTGAAGCGCACCTCTTCGAGCAGCTCTTTGAGACCGCACGGCTCATCGAGCGCATGGTCCGCACGCTCCAATCCAACTTCGCCAAACCGCTGCGCGTCGTATGCGAATGGGGCAACCACGGCCGGCTCGGCCGCTACGGCGACGGCACCTACGGCGGCGACAACGCCGACCGCATGGCCTACCGCATCGCCCAGGACAGATGCCAAGACCTGCCCGTCATCTGGCAGCACTCCGACTCGTGGTACCAGCGATTCGAGATCGGCAACTACAAGGTCCTGTTGGTGCACGGAGACGAAATCAAATCGTTCGGCGGCAACGTGCCCGCGTTCGGCATCATGCGAAAGGTCAACGCTTGGGCATCGGGCGTGATCGAAGATTTCACCGATGCGTACCTAGGACATTTCCACCAGAACATCTGCATGACACTCGCCAACGGAGGCCGCGTCTGGGTGACAGGCTCGATCGAATCCGACTCGGCCTACGCCAAAGAGTTCGTCGCAGCGACCGGGTATCCATCACAACGACTCCACTTCGTCGACCCGGTACGAGGAAGAGTCACAGCGGAGTACGTCGTATGGCTAAGTTAGAAGACTTCGGCACCCTCGCCATCATCACTTGGCACGACTGCCACGGCGACTCCGACGGATGGCTCACCATCGGCGAGCTCGAGCAGGAACCCGCGATCGTCCACAGCGTCGGATGGCTCGTGCCGACCCAAGAAGGCGGATGCCCGGACCACGTCACCCTCTACCAGTCACGCATCGAAGGCACCGAACAGGTGGATTCCGTCGTTCACATCCCCGTCGGGATGGTCAAGAACGTGAAGCTGCTGGGTCGTTGACAGCCCCGCTAGGGTTCTACTTGGACATCACAAGGAGGCGTCCACTAGGCTGAGCGACGGCAGGTCCTCGGCCTCGGCGGGCGTCACGAGTCGACCGCCCCGCATCAGTTTCCTCCTTGGCTGATGCGGTTATTCATAAACGAAAGGCGTACCCGATGAGATACCTCACCGCAGCCCTCACCCTCGCCGCAGCCGCCCTCCTAGGGCTGATGCCGGCGATGGCAGCCGAAGCCCCACAAGGCTCACCAGAGCCCTCCAGACGCCCCGTGGCGTCCACCAGCACCACGATGGCACCCCAGCCCTCAACGCCCACCAGAAGCGAACTGGAGCGTTCTGACGGGCAATCCTGCCCAGGGTGGATGGAACTCGCCCGGCAGGTCGGCTGGCCCGAGGCGGAGCTCCCGATGGTCGGGGCCGTCACCTACTTCGAGTCCCGGTGCCTGCTCGACGTGCGCGGTGATCGTGGCCTCAGTTGGACCAGTTGGCAAATCCACACCAAGTCGTGGTGCCTGCCCAACCGGTACTACCCGAACGGCTATCTGCAATCGTTGCGAATAGTGAACACCTGCGAAGACCTGCTCGACCCGCCCACCGCAGCCCGCGCCGCCCTCGCCATCTGGCAATACGGCGGCTGGAAGCAGTGGACCACCTGGCAGAAAGCATCCACCACTCTCGGACAGTAATGCCCTAAGGTCGAAACCGAACCCACAAGGAGGGAACATGAAACCAATGGAGAAACTCGGATGCCTCACCGTCTTGACGGCGGCATGGATCGGACTCTGGATGACCGGTCCAGAGAACCCGGAAGACACCTACCAGCCGTGGCACGTCGCAGTGTTCGCGATCGTGCTCATCGCCTGCTTCATCCAAGCGGTCCGATACTGGTCCCAGCACATCCAGCAGCGTGACGCCGAACGCCTGAAGAAAGTGTTGAAGCGTCGTGACGCAAGAACCAATCGCTAACTGGAACAACGAAGACAACGCGTTCGTCCCGAAACGCCCGTCGTGGTACCGACAGGCCGCTTGCATCGGCGTTTCGGGCGACGTGTTCTTCGAGGAAGGCGTCAGGCGTCTCGTCATCGAGGCGAAGTCGTACTGCTACAAGTGCCCGGTGCGCGTCGACTGCCTCGAGCATGCGATTGCCGCAGAGGAGATAGGTATTTGGGGCGGGATGACGACGACCGAGAGACGGCGCGAGGCTCGTCGTAGAGTGAGAGCCCGTGGCTCATCCAAACAAACGCAAAGGTAATCGGGCCGAGTTGCTCGTGGCCAAGTGGCTGCGAACGTTCGGTTGGATCAACGCCGAACGCAGTCGTGCCGGTTGGACCGACGACCGTGGCGACATAGACGGCCTACCAGGCGTCTGTATCGAAATAAAGGCGGAGAAGAAAATAGATTTACCGGGCTACATCCGCGAGCTCGAAACTGAGATGGCGAACGCCCGCGCTTGGACTGGTGCAGTCATTGTGAAGCGTCGCGGGTCGGAGAACGTGGACGACTGGTACGCCGTCATGCCCGCCAAAGTGTGGGCCGAGTTGCTCGCTATGCTTGACCGACCTACACCCCGCCGATAAGGTACATTCAGTAATCCCAGTAAGCCCCGCCAACAACCAAGGAGAAAACGAAACGACCATGAATACCGCCGACGATTTCACGACCGCCGAAGCACCCAAGGACAGATGGGGTCGCTACCTCATCAACACCACGTCAGGGAAGCAGACGTCGTTCACACGCGTCACCACGATCGCCAAGTGCCTCGACGACGAAGGTTCGCTCACCGCATGGAAAGGTCGCATGACCGCGACCGGTCTCGTGCAACGCAACGACCTTCTCGTCGCCGCATCCACCGCGCTCGACGACAAGCAAGCACTCGACCGCATCGTCCAGCAAGCGATCGAAGCAGCGGGCGCATCGAGCAAAGCCAACATCGGCACCGCACTCCACCAACTCACCCAGCAGATCGACCTCGGCCGCAAACCAGCGATCCTGCCCGGTCTGCAGAAGGACGTCGACGCCTACGTCGTCGGCATGACCGAGCACGGCGTCATCATCGACCCGCGCCTCGTCGAAGTGCTGCTCGTCAACGAGAAGTTCGAGTACGCCGGCACCGCCGACCGCATCGCCCGATTCAAGTCACGCAAGAAAAAACAAATCTTCGACCTGAAGACCGGAAACATCGACTACGCCATCAACGCCATCGCAGTCCAGATGGCGATGTACGCCAACGCCGAATACATCTACAACTGGCAAACCCAAGAACGCTTGCCGATGCCCGAGATTGACAAGACTCGCGGCGTCATCATCCACCTCCCCGCCGGGCAAGGCAAATGCGACATGTACGAACTCGACCTCGTCGCCGGGTGGGAAGCAGCGCAGATGGCGATGGAGGTGCGCGCCTGGCGCAAACGCAAAGACCTGCACATCAAGGTGCATGCGGAGGCGGCGGCCAACGACGGAGTTCCGCCCACGGCTGGCGTCGCCGCCTCTGCAGACCTCAACCGCAGCGACGCCCTGCGACGCATCCGCAACCTGAGCGAACCCGCCCAGGAAGTGCTGAAGCGTCACTGGCCCGCACCCGGCAAAAAACTCCCCGAACTTGACGAGTTCGAGTTGGACGTGCTGCTGATACGCATCGAGCAACTTGAGTCGGAGTTCTCGGCACCGTTCATGAACTCCGTCGAACCGGTGCTCGAGCCGATCGCCAAGGACCCGAAACCCGTCCGCAAGAAGACCGCCCCGAAGAAGGTCAAGAAGTGAGCCGCCTCGAAGGTCAACTCGTCCCGACCGTGCACGTCGAGAAACTCAAGGTTCGCTTCGCGAACTTGAAAGACGAACTGAAGGCCACGATCCGTGAGATTGCCGACGAGGCGCACGGCGGCATCAGCCTCGACCCGCCCACCGAACGCCGGGTCGGCATCGCCCGCATCCTCCTCGAAGTCGCCGAACAAGACGGGCACATCGACAAAGACCTCATCCGAAGCATCTGCATGCATCGGACAGGAAAGCAATACCAAACGGCAGGGCTCGCCTTGCTGGACTTGTCCTGGATTGACGCCGAACGCGTCTGGTCCACCCTCATGGACATTTACAGCGACCGCGTCCTGCTGGAATACATCCCATCAAGCAACCACTACATCATCAAGGAGAAAACTCATGTCTGATGACTTCATGCAATCCACCGCAGGCGGCCCCAAACTGCCTGCACTCAAGTTCGCCAAGGTCGGCGACACCCACACCGGTGTCGTGACCGAGGTGACGAAACTCCAAGACAAGGACCCCGCGGGGAACTTGAAGACCTACGACAACGGCGACCCGCGCTGGGTGTTCGTGTTCACCTTGGAGCAGCCCACCGGGGCGGCGAACCTCTGGGTCCGCGGCCAGATGACCAAAGCGATCCGCGAGGCGGCGGAGAAGGCGGGCGTGCAGACGCTCGTCGGCGCGACCCTCAGCGTCCGCTACGTCGGCGACGGCGAGAAGAAATCGGCCGCGTTCAACGCACCGAAGCAATACCAAGCCAAAGTCGAGGCACCCGTCAAGGATGCTTCGGCTGACATGTGGTGATGCTCGAGCTCGCGCTCGTGCCCGCACTGTTGGCGGCGTTGACGTGGCTCGCCCTGCGTGGGCCACGCCAACGCCAATGATCCCCGGCGGCCGGGGCAGGTTTGTTCGTTTCCCTGCCCCGGCCGCTTCCTACCAGAAAGACCCGTCATGACCAAGCAAGAAATCAGAGACGCGATCGACTTCCTCCGACGAGTTTTCGTCGGACCGGGAGACGTCGACCGGCTCGAAGCAGTAATCAAAGCCCTACAAGCAGAACTACAAAGGAGAAACAAGAAATGACCTACGACCCCGACGCCCTACGCCAAATGAACGAGGAGGCACAACTCCGCATCTCGGAACTGTCCGTCGCCCTGGCACACGTCACCGAGCAACGCGACAACCTTGAGGACTCGCTCACCGCAGCCATCCGCGAAACCGACGCAGCCAAAGCCCAAATCGCCGCACTCACCGCCACCGTCGAACGGCTCCGTCTCCACATCCAGCAAGGAGTCGAGTTGTGAACGGCTCCGAAATCCTCACCGAAGCCCACGCCCTCGTCAACGGCCCAAGGCAAGCCACCTACTCCCACCCGTTTGACGACTACTACAAAGTCAAAGAACTGTTCCACCTGATGACCGGGCACCAACTCACCGTCCACGACGCCGTCACCTTCATGATCTGCGTCAAGCTCGCACGCATGGCCACCAACGGGCAACGCGGCGACTGGCACCGCGACAGCGTCGTCGACGCCGCCGGCTACCTCGCCTGCCTCAGCATGGTCCACGAACACGTCCAAGACCAGATTGGCGACACCGTCACGAGGTTCAAGAGTGACTGCTGACCCCGACTACCTCACCCCGAAGTTCATCACCGTCATGGGCGACCATGACGGACATGCCCGCTGGGTCGCACCCATCGACTGCACCGACGTCATGAGCGCGTACCGTCAAGGTGGTGTACATCTACTCGTCACGCTCGATCAGGAAGGCCATGTCACCGTGGCTTTCAAGCCGGGTCGCCACTGGGAAGCGTCATGGTCTCCGCCGATTACGCTCGAGCGAAGGTAAAACGTCCCACCCCGATGACAAGAGCTCACGCAGCCCTTCCACCGGATAGTCGGGGTGGTCACATCACTACTCTGGACGACATGAACACGCTCGACCCGAATCGCCCATGCGGATGCAACCCCGCCCCGAAGCCATGCTGCGAGGGCGGCGATGACGAAGAAGACTGACTACGTCGAACGGTACGTCAACACCGTCGGCGAAGGCTGGTGCCAGAAATACGTCCTGATCGCCATCGTCGAAGACGAAGAAGGCGACCAGTCGTTCTACGTCCAATGCATGGAGAACCAGACCGCAGCCGAAACCATCGGCCTCTGCGAAGCCGTCTCCCACATACAGAAAGCAAAGATTGCAGCCGCATGGATTGCCAGAGAGAACGACGAACCCGACGAGTGACGTGGTCCTGCGCTCGATGCGGTAATCGGGCTATCCTTCACGTCACCCCATCGGAGCCGCCGCTCTGCACCCGCCACACACCGCCACAACACATGGAGCAACATGCCAAGGAAACGAACCGTCAAGAACCCGCAACCTAAATACCAGGCGTCGAAACTCGTCGCACGATTCGGCAAAGACGTCTCCGCATCACAACTCGCCGTCATCTTCGGCGTCAACCGCGTCACCGTTCAACGATGGCGCAACCCGCGAACGACCATCGACCAATGGGACGCCGACCGGTACGCCGTCCGCCTCGGCAAACACCCCAGCGAAATCTGGGCCGACTGGTTCGACATCGACTGCTAACCTGACCAACCCCGCCCACACAAGGAGAACCAATGCCCGCCGCACGAATACTCGTCGGAGACGTCCGCACCCGACTCAACGACATCCCCGACAGCAGCATTCAAGCTTGCATCACCAGCCCGCCCTACTGGGGACTACGCGACTACGGCACCGCCACATGGGAAGGCGGCGACCCGTCATGCGACCACCTCGGCAAACCGATGGCAACAAAAGCAAACATCAACAAGAACTGTGGCACCGGCAACGACGTCAAGAACGCTGAGGCACGCGAGTTCTACAAAGACATCTGCGGCAAATGCGGCGCTCGACGCATTGACTCACAAATCGGCTTAGAACAGACGCCCGATGAGTACGTCGCAGAGATGGTGGCAGTGTTTCGTGAGGTGCGCCGCGTGTTGAAGGATGACGGTGTGCTGTGGCTCAACCTTGGAGACTCTTATTCAGGAAGCGGTAAAGGTCCAGCGGGAAACCTGGGCGCAAATCACAACGAACGCCACCTAGAACACAGACACAGCGCAATCGTGCCAGACGGTTTGAAGCCGAAAGACTTGGTTGGTATCCCGTGGCGGGTCGCGTTCGCACTCCAAGCAGACGGCTGGTGGCTACGCCAAGACATCATCTGGCACAAACCCAACCCGATGCCCGAATCCGTCACCGACCGCTGCACCAAAGCCCACGAATACCTATTCCTCCTCACCAAATCCGCCAAGTATTACTTCAACCACGAATCCATCAAAGAAGACGCCAAAACGCCACCAGCCACAAGAGACAAACATGGCGAGGGATACCAAGCCGA